ATAGAACAGATGCTATATTAGAAATGGATGCAATATCATATACTAATTTAGGTATTGACAGTACTAAAACAGAAAAAAATAAAGTTAAATCAGACAGTAAACATTTATATAAACTAATAAAAGGGTTCAATGAAACAGATGGTAAGTTGTTATTGAATCATCTTGATTCGTAAAACTATGCCAAGAACTGCTAAAAAACCTACAAGGAGTAAACTCGTTAAAAAACTTGATACGGTATTTAGTCAGTATATAAGATTATCAAATGCGGACAACAATGGATATTGTACTTGTGTTACTTGCAATAAGACGTTCTTTTGGAAAGAAATCCAAGCAGGGCATTTTATGAGTAGGAAGCATTATTCTATACGTTGGGATGAAAGAAATGTAAAGCCTCAATGTGTAGCTTGTAATGTATATAGAGCAGGTGAACAATATAAGTATAGTTTATATCTTGGTAATAACTTGTCTAAAAAGCTACTTGACGAAAGTAGGGAACTACGTAAATTTACAAATATTGAGTTAGAAGAAATGATTGCTGACTATAGTGAAAGACTGAAAAAACTTACTTGATAATTCTTGTATATATTGTTCTTTGTTAAAAGGGGTAGGATTAAGTTCTTACCCTTTTTTGTTTTTATTAAAAAAAATATTTTGTTAATTATTTGTTTATTAAAAAAAAGGTTGTATGTTTGTCCTGTCAATAATGACACACAATTAATAAAAGGTGTTAAGAGCATCACGAAAAATTCGAGATATTAGATAATTTAGTAACAGTAGAAGATTGTCAAAATTTAGAAGAACAATTTAGAGTATTAAACTTTATTGCACGCATCGCTGATGAAGCCTTTCAAGAGGAATTTATTGAGAGGTATGAAGAGTTAGAGTGGACAATAGAAACTTTAAAAGAACAATTAAACATTCCTATATTTGAACGTAGGGAAGATGAAGAGATGTTTCTAAAAGCATTTTATGCAAAAAAAGAAATGTTAGAATACGAGGAAGCAAATGACCCTTTAAGAAAGGCAGCTAAAAAAATGCTGAATAGTTTTGGTCATATTTAATTAAATTATAAGAGGTGGTAGAAATACTGCCTCTTTTTTTTATTCAATTTTTTTTTGTAAATTTACAATATGGAACAATATACAAAAGCAGAACTCTATGGTAAGACTTTAGAACTGCAATACGAAAACGAGAAACTCAAAGAACAATTAATTTTAAGTTATGAAAGAAACAAGTATTAATCAAAAGCTATTTAATCTCCAACAAGAGATAGGTACAATTAGTAAGGATGCAAGTAATCCTTTTTACAAGTCAAAGTATTTTGACATTAACTCACTAATCAACCAACTAAACCCTTTACTAAAGAAGCACAGGTTACTTCTATTGCAACCAATAGAGGAAGATTGTGTATATAGTAAACTTATTTGTATTGATGGAACAGGAGGCGTTATATCGGCTTTAAAACTACCTGAAATAAATGACCCACAGAAGTTAGGTTCTGCTATTACATATTATAGAAGATATACTTTAGCTTCGCTTCTTGGTTTACAAGCTGTAGATGATGATGCTAATGTAGCGAGTGGAGTAACTGAAGATAAGAAATGGTTAAACCAAAACACACCTGAATTTAGTAAAGCAATAGAATTTATAAAAGGTGGAGGTAGCGTAGAAGCTATTAAAAGCAAGTATAAGGTATCTAAAAAAGTACAGGATGAACTTGCAAAATTGTAGAATTAAAAAAGTATATTACACAACTAAATATAATAATCAATCAATAAAAGTAGAAATATGGAAATTACAGGAAACATCAAACTTATTCAAGACGTTGAGTCAGGAACTTCTAAAGCAGGTAACGAATGGTCAAAGAGAACTATCGTTGTAACTACTGCGGAGAAATATCCACAAGATTTAGCTATTGACTTTATGGGAGAATCTATTAAAGGTATTAACAACTTTCAAGTAGGAAACCCTGTTACAGTTAGTATTAATTTAAGAGGCAAAGAGTACAACGGTAAATACTACACAAGTATAAATGGTTGGAAGATTGCAGCGACAATAGGAAACGTAAACAACACAGACCAAAACCCTGCAAGAGAAGAAACAGCAGATTTACCATTTTAATTTAAGAGGGGGTTTTTACCCCCTTTTTTTATACCTTTATGAGAAAACTAAAAGATGGAGAAGAAATGCCTATTGATTTTTGGAACTACAAAGTAAATCCAATAGTAGGATATTACATAGAAAAAGAAGAAGCACAAACAATAGGAATGGAAAAAAAGTATAATAGATTACCACAAAGTATATGATAGCACAAGCAAAGAAATTACAAGACAAGATATTAGATATAAAGTACGGAAGAGTAAAGGAAGGTTTAAAGATTGGAGTTCCTGAAATAGATGAACACATTAGATTTAAAAAGAATTTGTTGATAGCAATAGGACACGCAAACGTAGGAAAGACTACGACCTTAATTTACTTTTACGTATTATGGGCAAAGTTACACGGTTTAAAGTTTGTTGTTTGGTCAAGCGAGAATAGTCCTGAATCTATATTAAGAAAGATTATAGAGTTTAGAATGGGTAAACCAATACAGGAAGCAACTGATGAGTTAATTAGTAAAGCAGTAGAATGGTCAAACGAACACTTTAAGATAATAGATGTAGAAGATATGTACACCTATAAGAGTTTATTAAAAGAAGCACAACAAATAAAAGATGCTTGGGATTACGATGGCTTATTAATAGACCCTTATAACTCTTTAGCAAAGGATGCTTCTATATTAAAGATGGTAGGTAATGCACACGAATACGATTATCAAGTATTGACAGAGTTAAGGATATTTACTAAAAAGAACAACGTACAGGTATGTGTTAATGCACACGGTGTAACCTCTGCACTTCGTCAAGTACATCATACAGGGCACGAATACGAAGGATTAACAAGACCATTAGCTATGAGTGATGCAGAAGGTGGTTCTAAAATAAGTTCACGTGCTGATGATATTTGGTGTATTCACAGATACGTACAACATCCTACTGATTGGATGTATAGTCATATTCACGTTTTAAAAATAAAGGAAAACGAAACAGGCTCAAGACCTACTACGTTTGAACAACCTATACAATTAAGAATGAAAGTTAATAATGTAGGATTTGAATATATGGGAAGAGATTTAATACACAATGAAAACAAAGTACAAAAATTAAACGTATGATAGTAGTAGGACTTTTATTAGTAGTAGCATTTACTTTTTTGATTATTGGTCAATTTAAGAGTGCAGAAATTATAATAAGTCCTATTAAAGGAATAATGTTTGGATTTTTATATCACAAAGAACAATACGAACAAGAAGATGAAATTACCCTGCAATGTTTGCTTGGTATAATTAGTATTAATGTGATATGGATAAACCAACTGAATGGCTCGCAAAAGTAGCTGAAAGGCACAAAGAGTGGATTGCCATTGTTAAAAGTTTTGGAGAGTACGATTATGCAGAAGATATAGTGCAGGAGATGTACTTAACTATTTATAAGTATGCAGATGAAAACAAAGTTATTAGAAATGGTGTCGTTAGCAGGGGTTATATTTACTTTTGTTGTCGTTCTCTTTACTATCAGTATTACAACTCTAAAAGAAAGATTAGTAAAGTTTCTCTTGATGATGAAGAGTTTACCATCCAAATTCCAAACGATTCGCAAATGGATGAGCAAGTAGCATTTCATAAAATCTGCACAATGATAGATGACCATATAGAGGGGTGGAGATGGTACGAAAAGAAACTGTTCACTCTGTACAGAGATTCAGACTTAAGTATAAGGGGTATAGCAGCAGAAACTAATATCAGTTGGGTAAGTATATTTAATACTTTAAAACACGCTAAACAAGAAATTAAAGATACATTTAAAGAAGATTTTTTGGATTATAAAAATGGAGATTATGACAGAATTTAAAGGAGACAAACGCACTAAAGCGTTCAAGGAATGGAAAGCTAAACACTCACAAGCGAGTGAAGGACTTGGAGATACGGTTGAGAAGATAACAAAAGCTACAGGAATAAAGAAAGCTGTTGATACGGTGTTTGATGCTTTGGGAAAAGATTGTGGCTGTTCTGAACGTAAGTCTAAATGGAATGAACAATTTAGATACAAGAAACCTGAATGTTTAACAGAGCAGGAGTTTGATTTAATCAAAATGGCAGTAGATACTAAAAAGAATAAGTGGACACCTGAAGAGCAGGAAACTTACAAAAACATTTACGAAAGAATATTTAAAACTAAAGTAGAATGTACTCCTTGTAGTTTTGGGAAGGTAGTGTGGAAGGATTTACAAGCTGTATATAATCAGTATTTATGAGTTTAATTAGAAATAGAAACCAAGTAAAACAAGTTATTGATTTTACAGGAGTGCAAAACGGTAAACTGCATCCAAGTGATATTGACTTTGTTTTAGAATTTGATAGCAAAGTATTAATACTTGGAGAAGTAAAACGTAAGTACAATAAGATACCTACAGGACAAAAGTTAATACTTGAAAGAATTGTAGATAGATGGGGAGAAGGAGGTATAGCTTTAAAAGTAGAACATCAATACGAAGATGACAATACTAATATACCATTAGAAGAATGTACAGTTACTGCAAGATATTATAAAGGAGATTGGACTTATTTTACAGAACCAAAAAATTTTATAACTTACATCAATAAAATAGGAGAACACTTTAATTGCACTAAATGTAAATTCTAATGAACAAGAAACTGAACAATATTAAAGAAGGAGAATACTACGCTAATTTTAATTTAGTTGGCGAGTATATCGTTAAATCAAGAAAAGCAAAACCTGAAAACAAAGCCATTAACGAAATGTATTTCTGTTGGCAGGATGTAGGATTCTATGTACACAATCTAATTACTAACGAAAGGTTATACGAACAGTCGTTAAGTGAATACCGTAGTGATAAGATACGAGCAGTAGAAAGAGCAAGAATTGCAGAGAAAAAGATAGAAGAGTTAGAAAAAGAGATAGTAAAACTTCAAACTAAATTAGATGTTGGTATTTAAAATTATACTTGGATATGGTGTGTTGAGGTTGATGGAAGCTATGATAGTAAAAGCATATAAAGATAGATTATGAGTGATAGTTTAAGAAAGTGGGTAGAGATGCAAGAAGATGGTTGGACTGCTGATTCAACAGGATATAATCATTTACCTAAAGACCCTATAGTAGAAAGCGTAATACATAATATGAGAGTAAGAAGTAGAGATGGTATAACTAAATATGGAACTACTCTGTACGATTCTCCTGATGGATTCTATAAATTCCTTAACCATTTACAGGAAGAATTGATGGATGCTACTTTATATATAGAGAAGTTAAAACAACAGAAATGAAAGAATCTACATTAGTAAAGATGCAACACGATTTAAAACTAACACAACAAGCGTTGGTGGTTGCACTAAACAGATTAGAACAATTAGAAAAAAAAGTTTTCCCAAAAGAGGAAGATGTTAAATAATTGTTTATATTTACAAAAACAATATTATGACATACGAAGAACTTTATTACAGGTCTATGACAGACCACGAATTACAAAGAGTAATTAATACTCACGAATTTCTTGATGGATACGTAGATAGGTGTCAGCAAGAATTGAGCAGAAGAAAAGAACAACAAACAGAAATTACAAGATTATGATTACACTATTAAACGGAGAGCATTGGGGTAAAGAAGAAATACTTACACAGATGCATTCAGATGAGTTTTACTATGGTCATCTCGGTAAACACGCATTGAGTAGTTCATCTCTTAAAACACTTCTAAAGAGTCCAAAGACTTACAGAAACATTTTAAAGTATGGAGATTCCAATGGAGATAGTCCTGCATTAGCAGCAGGTAAGTTAGTACATTGGATGATACTTGAACCACACAAAGTAGATAAGCTACATTTTGTAGATGCTTCCACAAAGAACACTAACAAGTACAAGGATGCTAAAGCAAAGTATGGTGAGGTGTTTCTTGCTAAAGAAAGAAGTGCAGCAGAAAGATTA